GTTTATGATTTAACCCATGAGGTAGATATTTAAATATCCTATTTGAATTATCACAATCTTCTAAAACTAATTTATTTATATTTACTGTTTGTTTAGAAATACCAAATAATAAATCACAAGACTCATAATAGGGTTGATTATATCTAGGGGCAGGATAATCATCCCAAATATTAAGGTAAATTATAGGGCATTGTTTTCTAATTTGGTCCTCCATATTAAATACATGCTGAAAATATCTAGGATCAGTAAATAACATTACTGCATCAGGTTTTTCCATATTCATAATATTGTGGAGTTCTAAAGAATTACTATAACCATTCACACAATATAAAAATACAGAAGAATCTTCAATTCCTGATTCTTTATTAGTTGCAGCAGATATATCTAATCTTTTTCCAGCTTCTGGGTGTTTTATAGCCCCCGCTATATTAACCCAATTAAAATGCTGGCAGGTACCAACTACTATTTCTTTTGCAATTGTAGCAACTCCTGAGTGTACTCTTATATCATCACAAATTAATAGTATTTTTTTTCTTTTATCCTTAGGGATATATTTAAAACTTTTATTCATTATTTTTATAAATCTAGGTTAGTTTGGTTTGTAATTTGTTTCCTAAAATCATCATCTGTAAGATACAAAAACAAAGCCCTATCAGCAAGTTTTTGAAAAGAAAATTTTCTTCTTACACATTCAATTTTAAAATTCTCGAATAAATCACTTTTAACCTTAACACTTGTTAGTGTCATTTTTTTCGCATTTGACATAATTTTTATTTTTAATAACGTTTAATTATACATATATCAAAATATCAGTAGAGTATAGCTTCATTACAAAGTTCTTGTTCTTCTTTATAAGGGCAAAAAGTACAAGTCCATTTTGATGGTGTAGCTGAGTAATCTGATTCTTTGATTTTACCACTATAATTAAAACATTCCTTAATGAAATTATTAATAGCAGTTTTTGCTTTATTTAACTTTATTTTACCACTAGGGGGAGTAAAAGTTTGAACTCTATATGCTTGGTGGGGCGACATTATTTTTTCATCATCCCAATCTAACACTTTTCTTTTTAATATAAAAAATTCAATTTCTATTTTATCTAAAGGAATACCATACTGCTCAGAAAAAAATTGTTTATATAATAAAAGTTGATATTGTTTATCCTCATCTTTTTTAGCATAACTATTCCAACCCTTAGTACTGGTTTTTATATCAATTATTTTAAATGTATCTGTTGGTTCATGGTACGTAACAACATCCAAATACCCCATATACAAAACATTATTATACATTTTATTTGGTGGTATTATTATAGGTAATTCACAACCTACTAAATATGTACCTTTTTTACTAAAATATCTACTACGTTTCTTTTTAAACCAATTTAAAATAGCAACCCCATCTTCAAAAAATTCTCTCATTTCTCCAGCATTAGAAAAATGAGATTCTTTATTTTTTTCATATTGATTTTGGTATTCTGTTATAAATTTACTTCTAAAATCCTCTTCTATATCTATTTCTCTATCAGCTGCAGCAAATGATTTATCATATGCTACATCTAAATAATGTTGCATAACTTCGTGGATGGCTGTTCCAAATACAGTATGAATTGAAGAAGTAAAACGTTTAATTTTATCCTTATACTGTAATTTCCATCTATGGGGACATCCTCTAAATATGGACATCTGAGAATATGATATATTCTTTTGATATGCATAATTAACGGGGGTTGGAGGATTATTTCTAATCTCCTTTATAATCTTTGGGATCTTTTTAGCCAAACTATTTTTTCCATTTATCTCGACCTACTAAAAGGCCGATTATTCCATAATTAGCAATATCTATAAATGTATCTTGCATACCTTCACCTTCAACAAATGATCTACCATTTATTAATAGATTTTTTAAACGTGATATTTTATCTGTTAACCTAATACACAACCCAGTTAGTGAGAATTGTTTATCATCGCTATTATTAACGATATCTCCGCCTAAAGCAATGTTATTTAACCCATAATCCATATGCTTACGAGCAAACATTTCATACATTTCTTTTTGTATCGATTTGAATTCACTTGACAATAGGGGATATTCTTTTTCGAATGCTCTTACTGCTGCTTTTTCTGGATGTTTGGCATCCATAATTTCTCTATCACTCATCATTTCGTGGTATTTAGTTATTGTATCACCCATTTACTTGTACTGGTCTATTAATATTAAAATATTGTTCTAATGTTGATAATCTATCATCGGCATCAACTAAATTTATAAGTGCTTCTTCAGCATTTTTATAAAAATCTTCTGTTGAATGGTCTCCAATGCCAACAGCTTTATTACCTAATAGGTCAAGTGATAATAGTGCTTTAGCTTTATCTGCTTCAGCAGATGTTTTTAACATTGTGTATAATTCTTTTGTCATTTTAGTAAAGGTTTTATTTCTTTTGTACTTAATCCTCGATCCGATAATATACTAACAATATCTTTATTATCCAACATACTTATATATTCTTTTACTTCTCTTTGGGAACATTTCCAATGATCAGAAAGATTTATTAATAATTCTTTATTATAAGATTTAGATTTTGATTTAATGTATTTATTCCTCTTATTATTTTTAGGTAGAAATTCTTTATATACATTATAAATTAGTACTTTTTCTTGGGGAGGAAATTCTTGGACATAATTAGCTATTTCGATATAATCTTTATTCATGGATATAAATCTATGAATCATATAACTATTCCAAACCTCCCAATCAGATTCAGTGAATTTAGTAGAGGGAGATTTGTGATAATTAATTTCTTTAAGCCAATCAAAAATGTTTTTCATTAAACAATTTCGTCCTTTAATTCTTCTCTTAATTCTACAGGTAATCCCTCACCTAATATTTTATTATTAGAAGGATCATAAAAAATAGGAATTGGCATAATAGCATCATTATCTGTGCCCGCTACAAATTTAGATATCTTTCTAAGTATTACTCCTGACTTAAAAATACTACCTCCATTTTCATTTTTTAATCCTTCGGTAGTTTTAAGGTCAACATTAAGTTGAGGAGGTTGTTGTTGTTGTTGTTGATTTTTACTCATAATTATTTATTATTTATTAAATTTGAAATTAAACTCATTGTATTTATCTCTTTATCAATCCTAAAATTAGCTTTATATTGATGGTCATTAATTATAACTGCAACTGTGCCTTCTTTTCCAGGTAGATATTCATTTGATTTATTATATAAAATTTTAAATAACTCATCAAAATCATCTACATTAGCATCAGCAATAATTTGTCTAATTTTGTTAAAACTAGGGTTTGATTTTTTTAGTTCATCTATAATAGCAGACAAATAGCTAGTAGAAACAAGTAAAGAATTATCTATTTCTAGTTTATTCTCAGTACTACTTGTTTGTATAGTATTAAGCATTTTTCTAATATCAGGATAATAATTATTAACTATTGAACCAATGGCAGTTGGTTGATATTCAATGCCCTCCTTACTACATATACTAGCTAAATGAACTGCAACCTCCTTTTTTGTTGGAGGGATAATTTTTAATACTTGACACCTTGATTGTAAAGGATCAATAATACGTTCTACATAATTACAAGTCATGATAAATCTTGTAGTACGTGAAAATGTTTCAATTATATTTCTAAGGGATGCTTGTGCTTGAATCGTAAGAAAATCAGCCTCATCTAAGATAATAACCTTAATAGGTTTAAATGAAACGACTGATGCGAAACTAGAGACTTTATCCCTAATGGTTTCAATCCCACGCTCATCAGAAGAGTTAATATAAATGTAATCACAATCTAAATTATTTACTATTAGTTTTGCTAAAGTTGTTTTACCTGTACCTGCTGGGCCATATAATAAATAATTTTGTATATCATTATTTTTTAATTGGTTTGCTATAGAGGATTTTAGACTATCATTTCCTACATAAGTATCTAACGTAGTAGGTCTATATTTCTCATTTAATAAGCTATGCTCCGTATTCACCATAAATTGAATATATTTTTTCTTTAGGCTTTTCTACTTCTATTTCTTGAGTATTAATAGCATATAATTTACTTTGTAGGGGTTCTAATCTATAGTTTCCCCTAAATCCTGTTTTTCTCATATATGCTTCAAGAGTATCAGTTAAACCCTTATAAACTTCTTCTTCACCAACTAAGCTCCAACTGTCACCAGGTGGAACTCTGTTAGCAATTAATTCATTGTATTCTTTAATTTCTTTATCCATAATATACGAAATTATTTAGACTCAGCCACAGATGCTTTTTTATAATCTGTGATTACACGTTTAATGGCTTGTGCTGCTTTTCGAGCTCGCCCTTGACTTGCTTTAGTAGTCCCATTATTTTCTGTTGCTAAGATATTAAAGTTTTCTTCAATTATCTCAAAAATTTCTTGTTTTGTCATTTTTTTTTTATTTATTAATTATTAATTTACATTCCCATCATCATTGAAGGGTCTATTTGTGGTTGATTATTATCTTCTTCCAGTTCATCTACTACAGTACATTCTGTTAATAATACTGTTCCAGCGACTGAAGCTGCATTTTCTAATGCTGTTCTAGCTACCTTAGTTGGATCGATAATTCCTGCTTCTTTCATATCAACTGTGTTACTAGATTTAATATCAAAACCTAACCAACCATCATTACCAGAATTAATCATTCCATCTGCTATAATTTTAGCACTAACTTCTTCATGGCCAGCATTAACTAATATTTGATTAAATGGTTTTGCACATGCTTGTTTTACAATAGCAGCTCCAGTTGATTTAACCTCTAACCCAGATGAAGCATATAATAATGCAATACCACCCCCAGGAATTATACCTTCTTCTAAGGCAGCTCTAGTGGCATGTAAAGCATCATCTACTCTGTCTTTTTTCTCTTTCATTTCAGTTTCAGTATTTCCACCAACATGAATAATAGAAACCCCACCTACAAATTTAGCTAATCTATTTTGTAATTGCTCTTTTTCATAAGCTGATTGGGATTTATCAACTTGGGATTGTAATTCTTTAACTCTATTATTTATAGAATCTTCATCACCTTTACCATCAACTAAAGTTGTTTGTTCTTTTGTAATAGTAGCTGTTCGTGCCCCACCAAACCAATCCCAACTGAACTTATCTAGCTTCATACCTTTTTGTTTATCAAAAACTTTACCACCAGTAATAATAGATATATCTTCTAAAACTAATTTACGTCTATCCCCAAAATCAGGGGCTTTTACAGCACAAACGTTAACTGTCCCTCTCATTTTATTAACAATTAGAGTTGCTAAAGCTTCATTATCAATATCTTCTGCGATTATTAATAACGATCTTCCTTGGGATGAAACTGCTTCTAGAATTGGTAATAATTCTTTAACAGAATTTAATTTATGGTCCATAATAAGAACAGCAGGATCTTCTAAAGTAGAAGACATAGTATTATTATCAGTAACAAAATATGGTGATTTGTAACCCCTATCAAATTGCATCCCCTCTACTGTCTCTAAATAAGTATCACCTGTTTTAGATTCTTCAATATGTACTACACCTTCAAGACCTACTTTTTCTATAGCAGTTGCAATTAATTTTCCAGTATCAACATCATTATTAGAAGAAATAGTAGCAATTTGCTCTAACTGGCTTTCACCTGATAAATCTTCACTTATATTATTTCTTAAGTTATCAATAACTTTTTCTACAGTTTTATCAATATCTCTTTTAATTTGAACTGCGTTTTCTTGATTATTTAAAGCTGTTAATCCTGCTTTAATCATTTCTCTAGCTAATAAAGTAGCAGTTGTAGTTCCATCACCTGCTTTTTCAGCTGTTTTAATAGCAGCTTGTTTTACTAATTGTACTCCTAATTCCTGATTAGGATCCTTTAATGTAATAGATTTTGCTACAGTAACTCCATCTTTAGTAGATTGGGGAAACCCTTGACCATTAGCTATAACTACATTTCTACCATTAGGGCCTAATGTTGATACAACAGCATCAGCTAATATATCAATCCCTTTAACTAAATTGGTTCTAGCATCAGAACCTAATATAACTTGTTTACTCATAATTTATTTTATAAATTGGTTAAATTAACTTTATCTTCTTTACTTACTTCAGTTTCCGCTATAATTTTATCAATATTAACGTCTTCAGAGACTACAGCTAAAACTTGGTTTTCTGGTCCTACAAAATATTCTTCACCATCAAATTGGAATCTAGTAAAACCCATAGTAGGTAAAACTACTTTATCTCCTATTTTAACACTAGGTGGTATTAAAGCACCTGTATTAGTGTGCCCACCAGGACCTACAGATACTACTAATCCAAATTTATTAGTTTCTTTTCCTAAGTCTGGGACTATTATGTTACCAAATGTTTCTTCTTCTGCTTCTATAGGTTTTACAACACAAGCATTATGAATTGCTACTAATTTTTTCATCAATATAACTTTTTATTTGTTTAACTTCATTTTTAAAATTTTTATAAAATGCATCTAAAGAAGAATAATCTTTATTATCATTCATTTTTTCTTTAATTATCCACTGTAATGCCCATTCAAAATTAGGGAAATAACTAAGGGATTTTGAATATGTTTTATTACTCCCAGTTGACCTAAAATGGTTAGCATTTTTGGTAATCTTAATATTTACAGTATGATTAAACTCATCAATAGTAATAAAATAAGGATCTAATCTAGGATCTTCAATAACTGTTTGGTTTTTTGCGGTTCTTGCCATATATAACTTTTATTTATTTGACCCCAATATACGAAAAAAACATCGCTAGGACACGTTTTTTTGCAATTATTTTTACTTAATTTTAATAGATTTTGATTTAGCCTCTTCAGCTAGTGGTATAAAAATTTCCAATAACCCATTTTCTAAAGATGCATCAGTTTTTGATAAATCAAATTTAGGTGCAATTTTATATCTTAGATCAAAAGATTTTTTGGATAACCCATTATGAATAGTTCCTTCATGGAAGGTTTCTTCATCGGGTTTTTTATAACTTATTTTTAAAGTATCCCCTTCAATATCTAAAACTACGTCTTTTTTAGTTAACCCAGTACAGGCAACTTCAAAATGAAGTCCTTCATCGTCAAAGAAGATATTAAGAGGGTGGGGTTGTTTTGAATTTTTGACAGGATTAAATACGCTGTCAGTTTTAAAGTGGTTCCTAAATAGGATATCGAAAGGACTTATATGCCTTTCTAAGATTTCTAATGTACTCATATCATTTATTTTGTGGAGCCGAAGCTTCCGATTAATTTATTTTTAAACATAACAAGTGCCCTAGCTAAATGTTTTGTTCTATTATACATATAATATAAGAAAGAAAAATTAACCTTCCTAATTATTTTTAACTTCTACTCATTTTCTTCTGTATCAAAGAAAAATACTTGACTTAGTCTAGAACTATTAATATCCCATCCAAAATATACAGGTGCAGCATGTAATAATTTTGCATCCCATATAACTAATCTATTAAAAACATTACCAACTTGGTCAACTAACTCATAGGGGGTTGAATCAACAAATGTTTTTTGGTTAAAAATGTTTTTTCCTTCTTGGCTATCTCTTCCTCTGGTTTCTTTGTGGGCATAAAAACAAGTTCCTGCTTCATAGGGTGCATCAGGGTTTAAGTAAATAGCAGCAGCCCATTGTTGACTATCACAATGCCATACACTTCTGAAGTCAGCTTTATGAGATTGGAATCTAGCATTCATAGCATATTCTTTCCATTTAATAATTTTCCTACTAATAATGCTTTCAAATTTTTCTTTCACACCATCAATAAAAAATTGTTTTCTAGTCCTTAATCCTTCAAAACCTTCATCATCAAAGTACCATTGAGATACAGCAAAATCTCTAAATTCTTCTGGGTTATCATAAAAATTATCTACTACAAAAAATCTATCTCTAGCATCCTTATTTACTGTAAATCTATCTGTGGTAACTATACCTCCTTCTTGTTCATTAGGGTTTGTGTCTTTATAATACATAGTTTTAAATTTGTTCGTTCCTTAATAAATAGTATACACTATTAATTTCTGCTGTAGTGAATTCTATTTTCATCATTCCTTTTTTAGATAAACTAAGTTTTGAATATTCACTATCTTTATTATTTGAAAGTATTTTATTAAATTTATCAGCGTTAAAAGGGAGATTAATATTCTCCTCTTTAATATCTCCCGAAATTTGGTATGATATTTTATTACTATAACTTTCATCAATAGATTCCGGACTAAATGTAAATTCACATATTTTATTTTTATCAAAATCCGATGTAGTACTAATAACTACACTTTCGGCATCTAAAGCAGTTTTTGATTTAATTAAATGTACTAAATCTTCACTACTTAGATCCAAAATAACCTCATATTCTACATCCTCTGTCCAACTAGTTTTACCAATAGTAAGTGGGTCTGAAAGAGTATATGTTAAATTAAAGTTTTGGTCTTCAATATTTAATGTGTTGTAAACACTTCTTTGACCAATTAAATTTAGTAACAATTCTCCATTAGTAATAGATAATAATTTAACTAATTTATCAGTATCAAATACTCCTATTTCGCTATCATGTAGTGGAAAACTGTTTAATACTACTCTACAAACTAAGCCTTCACTTTGAGCATATACAGTTAATGTGTTATCTTTTATCCTCCATTTAACTGATTTATGGAGGTCATTTAAATAATACTTTGAAATGGTACTTTGTAATAAACTTTTATTTATCATAATAATAATATACGTAATTTGTTTTAAATTTCAAAAAAATTGAAATCATTTTTATATGGGTTTAAATCTAGGGGCCATTGTAAATCACTAAAAAACCCTTCTAATTTATTTAACAATATAGAATCGAATACTTTTTTCCTATTAGCATATTTGTCTAAAAAATCTTTAATTTTATTAGGCATATCATAATCAAAAAAAGCTAATGCTTCTATTTTATAAGGGTTATCTTTTAAATAAACCCATTTAACTTTATCTGCCATTGTAATTAAATTATGTTTTCTATCTAACTGCCATAACTTAAGTAAATCATTGTAACGAATAGCTGCTCTTACAGGTGCTGGTGCCCCTTTAAGTATTTCAGTAAACATTTCTCCTGCTCTAGCTTTAGTACCAGAATATTTTTCTAATTTTTTAACAGATGTTGGATTACCTAACTGTTTGATTGAAATGTCCCCATAAATAATTCTTTTTTTAAAAACTTTAATTTTTTCTATTATGTTATCTTTTTCTTCACCTTTTAACACCTGTTGTAAAATATCATTAAAAAATTCTCCTAAAATAGGTGGAAAATTAGCTTTCATAAATTCTAAACCTTTAATATCTAAAATTTCTTTTTCAATCCCCTCTTGTTTAGTAATCCACTGTGCATAACGTCTAGTAGCTCTAAAATAAGCAGACCTAATTACACATTCCGTTTTCATTTCAAGTCTATGTTCTGAAACATTAAAGCATTCTTTAGCTAAGTTATCATAATGATCAGTAATAATATCCTGATATGCTAATGCTACTCCTTCTAACTTACTATCTTTTTCTTTATCACTAAATTCTTCAAAATTAGGGTATAAATGAAGTAATATAGGTTCAGCATTAAAATAATTAGAATCAGTATCTACATAAGCACAATAATTTATATCATCTTTATCACAGATCCACCAAGGTGTTTCTTCTAAATGTTTCATATTGATTGTGCTATTAATTTTTTAAATTTAGTAGTTGACCAACCATGATCTCTATTTAAATAATGAATTAAAATTCTTAAATTATCACCAGTAAAAGACTCATCTTTATAATCATCTCCTAGAAATCTAATATCAAATTCCCCCGTTTTAAGTAAATCATATAATTGTTCTTCATATGTGTATCTAACTACATCATCTACATATTTAAGAGACATTAGTATTTCTTTTCTATCTTCTACACTTAATATAGCCTTTAATTTTTCTGGTCTTTCAATTGTGGGGTCTGTATGTAATAGTACTATAAGACTATCACAATGTTGTTTTGCTTCTTTAAACATTTTTATATAACCTGGATGGATTATATCAAATGCCCCTGCTATTACTCCTTTTTTCATATTAAAATGTTCTTTCTCCGGGTACTGGAGGTAAATTAACTGGTTTATTCCCATTTGAATCTAAATCATTTCTTTCAAGTAGTTTTACTGTATATTTAATACCCGCAACCTTAAAACTTCCCCCTTGTTTAAGCATTTTTCTAAAAAAATTTTCTTGAATCTCATTCCATTCTTCACTTCTAGTAATTAATTCTTCTTTAGAAACAGGTTCCCCATTTTCTGTAATTAATTGGTTACTCCTAATTGATTGTTTTTTTAATGTCATATTTCTAATTTTAGTTCCCCACGTATAACTTTATTCATATGTCTATTAGCACAAAGGGCTGATTCTTGTATAATTCTCCATCCAGATAAAGTAATAGCTTCACTTAATATTGAATTACTCATTCCATACCTAAATGAAGGTAAAGCAGTAGCTCCATATAAACTATTAAGTAAAATTTTCATTGTGTATTGCATTAAATGATAGTATTCACCTTTTTCTTTATCACCTACTTTATATGCTTTTTTCATTGCATTTTTATATTTTACTCTTTCATCAAACCATTTATTTAATACTGTGGATAAAGTAGATTGAACAGTAGTGTCAAAAATACAACCATTAGCAGAAACAGAAAATCCTCCTTTTTCAATAATATCTATTAATTTTTTAACTGAGATATTAGTTCTAACATTATTTTTATTTTCAATTAATAAGTTATCATTAGCATTTCTTTCTTTAAGATCATTAAGTCCTAATCTGTTATTACGATCATCTGCATCTATAATTCTAGCTTGAAGAGTTTCTTTCCCAATATTAAGAGACATTATTATAGATGGGTATAAGGATGTTAAATCTTCATCAAACATATATTTGTATAATCCTGCTTGGGGACAAAAAAGATAACCACCTGCATATCCCTTTTTAATTATTGGGTTAGGATCTTTTCTAGGCGGTATTATTTTATTACTTAATAAATAAGCAGATATAGCTCCATCTTGGGTTTTACTATTAGAATAAACTTCACTATAATTATGTTTACCTTTATGAGATAAGTTCTTTGTTAAAGCAATATACTGAAGTTTTTCATCTAATAATTTTAATATTTCAACATCACGAAAATTATATTGAATATATTTTTGCAAGTCAATTTTAAATAATTGATCTAAATTACCATCATAATCAATTTTACCTATACCTGTATATTTTTCTCCAATAGCATCTAATTTCCAACTAGGTTCATCTTTCCAACTGTATTTTTTATGTAATCTCATATAATCTAAAGATTCAACTCCAATAATATCTACAAATTGATTTCTTTTAAAGAAATAACTATTATTCTTTTTAGCATTTACTTTACCTAAAGGAGATAATTGGTCAGCAAAATCTTTTCCTAAAACATTACACATTCTATAGTATAAATAAGGAATATCAAAGTAATCACTATTATACCCAATTAAAATATCAGGATCAATTTCCCTAAAACGCTCTAAAAACTTAGCTAATAATTCTTGTTCCGTTTTACAAGGTACTATTTCTTTATTTCTTGCTTTTGTTCTTTTTAAATCACCCTTATCATCACGAACTAAAATAACCCAATTATCTGATGCTTTATCCCAATATGCTATTGTAGTAATAGGCATGGGAGCTCTTTCAATGTAATCTTCAGTTAAAGCACCTCCTATCTCACACTCAATATCAAAAAACAATTCTTTATGCCCTGTAGAAGGTTCATCATTAGTTCCATATTTTTCTATTAAAAATTTTTGATATGGGGGTATATCATGGTAGTGTAAATTAGGGGTATTCTTATCCCAATTATATGTCTTTTTAAGGGGTTCATGGCTTAACCCTATATTTGTAGCTTCATCTTCAGAACATTCTACAAATGCAGTATTATACCATTCGATTTCATCATAACCTCCTTCGTCCCACAGATGAATCTTAAATTTATTATTCCCTAATCTAGTAGCATAACATTTTTTATACATTATATTCCTATACTTGCGTTATGAAATTTTTGTAATTCATCTCCTGTAAAAAATTGATGTAAATCTGGTCTGTAATAATTGATTGATTTCATTACTTTTCTATCACGTGTTCTATAAACTACGAATCTTTCTTCCACTTGTTCAAAGTGACATGGCTCATTTTGTTCTTTAGAGCGGATGGTGACAGTCTCCATGGCTTCTTTTTCAGTGCTACAAGACTTCGACATATTGCTTCCTTGTACTTCTTGATATGCTGGCCATATCTTATCTTTAAGGCCGTGTAACATAGTACCGTTCCCAAGGGAAACGTAAGCAATATCACACAAAGCATCCAAAACTTCCACGATGTCTCCGTTTTCGCAAGCCTGTCTATATTCTTCCAATTCTTCAAGTACAAAGTCGTATACGAATTGCCATTCCTTTTTTTCTGGTATTGTTGGCTCATAATTATTTGGTTTTCC